GGCAAACTTGTTCCAAACATAACAGGTTCAGCATATGGAACATTATTATGAATATGATATTTTTTTCTAAAATTTTCTTTTCCTAGTTGATAATTTAAAGGCTTCGGCGGTCTTACGACTGTGCCTTTCCCAGAAGCGCCATATTTGCCTTCCTTTGCGGGTGCGCCGCTTTCTGCGTTTTCTCCTATCTGCCAAGAAACAGCAAGCCTTCCAGAATCTACAGGCGAACCTTCTTTGACAATACGATCTCCCGTCAATACAGCAACAGATAACAAAGTATTGATTTGTTCTTCTGAATAATCCCCGATTTGGTCAATGCGTATTCTTCTCATGTTCTCAAATAAAGGGTGTAAGAAATATCGGTTCCGCCTGATGTTTTAGTAAGGACGCGAATAATATTATGTACAATATTTGAAATAAGAACTTTATCTTTTGTCGTAGGTTTTGTTGTAACATCCCCCGCCGATATTGTAATTTTTTTATCTTCCGCCTGAATAAGTTCATTTACTTCGCGCATATTTACATCTTCAAAAACGGCTTTAACAGTTGCATCGCTGTTCGATTCTGAAATAACGCCTGTTGTTGTATTGTAAGAACCCGCAGTAATAGTTCTTACTGTTACATCTTGTCCAAAGCCTTGTATTGAAGCAACATTTTTTATTGCTTTTTGGACGGCGCTCGCGAAGTTTGGCATTAGACCTTATAAGCTATGCAAGCGCCACTTGATAGAGTGATACTTGTGAATAATCCGAAAATAGTTTGACCCGCAAGAAAAGTTTCAGAATCAATTGAATTTCCTGAATAATTATGTGAAGCCGTATTGATCTGTGTATCTTCTTTGAAAAAAATACTTTTAAATCTGCCTGTGTGTGCGGCTGTGTCTGTAATAAGTTCTCCACCAAGTGCGTAATCTGGGTCTGCGTTGTACATGAAAAATTAACTCCTTTTGATTGAAATGTTACCCGGCCCACTTATTCGCAAGCCTGTGAAATAGCGTTCAAATAATGGCGGAACGCGATCAGCGCCGACAGAACCGCTGAATACGGGTTCAACAGCGACACCGCCAACGCCTACTCTTTTATAATCCTCCAAGCCTGATAAGCCAAGTCCATTTCTATTATTATTTAAATAAACAGCTAATATTGCCTGCGCTCTTTTAACCTGATCTGGAATTTCTGTGTCTGTAAAATAATCCGTTGTTATGCGAAAAGGAAATCCGACAGCATAAGTGTTAACATATGTGTCTGGTTTTCTGACTCCTGTTCGCGGCCATTGTAAAGCCTGCGTATCTGTTGCCCTTGCTCCAAGAAATCTCTCGCGATCAATTCTGACAGTTGCCGTATATAACGCGCGATTTTTATTATCTGTTGTCGAACCATCCCACGCCGCAACGTCATCATCAAGGACAAGCCCTTCAATAATCGCGTTTGCGTCATCAAGTGTTAAATAACTATTTGCTGATGCGCTTCCCGCTGTTGCTGTTATGGTGATTGCCATTTTCGACCTTTGATTTCGATTTACGTTTTTTTGTTTTAGTAGGAATAGAAGCCACCACAACGGCAGCTTCTTTTTCCCTTATTCGCTTAAAAGCAAATAATCCCATTAACTTGAAGCACCTTTAAGAGCTACAAAATTAATAACGATTGCTTCGCTCAATGAACCGCCAGAAACGTTTGTAACTGTGATTCCAAAAGAGCCTGCGGCGATTGCTGAAACTCCTACCAAGTAAGAACCCGCAGTTCCCGCAGAACCATGAACAGCAACGACAACATCAGTTGCGGCGATTTTATCGTTAGTAACTGTGAAACTTGCTTCAGCCGCAGCGCCTAACGCCGCGTCATTCATGGTAATCTGACCTGACTCTGCGTTAAGAGTCACACCTGTTGTTTTGTTAGTTGCTTGAGTAACAGTTCCGCCTGTAGTTGGGCCGGCTAGTTTTCCCGCACTAACTTCAAATAAAGATGGCATAATTAGTTACCTCTAGTCTTGATTAGATACGTTGGTAATTCTTACGATACCAATGTTCTTTGTTTCGTAGACCTTCGACCAGTTGCCTACAGTTTCTAGCTGACTTCTTGTTGGATTTGTAGTTGTTACAGCCCACTTACTTCCGACAGGATGATATGTGTAATGCAAGTCGATTGACATAGCATCAGACTTTGCGAGAATGTCGCGGTCTGTTTCTGTGGTTAACCCTGCCTGTTCGCCCGATGCTACGGAGCCGGCTGTAAAAGCGAATGTTGAATATTCAGTTGATGAACCAGAACCTGTGGTTGGGACGTCATCAGAAACGATAACTCTTAATCCCATAAATGTAGGAACTGATGGGCTACCGAAAGCGTTTGCAGTTGTACCAGAAGTTGCTGAACTGTCAGCATCGCCGTTGTTGTCGTAAATACGATCAATAACATTTCTTTCAACCAAGTCATAAAAGACTTTTGAGTGAACCGCAATAGCTGTTAGTTTTTCGCCTTGATCTCCAAGAATCGCTCTTGCTCTTGCAATATGGCGTGGAGAAAGTGCTGTTGGTGTGTCGCTTGATTCTGAATCAACAGTTAAGCCAAAGAAAGCTGAATTGCTATCGTTTGCATTGATTGAACCAAATACACCTGAAAGACAAGAGAATAAATCCTTCTGTCTTTGGTTTGCTATATAAGCACCGATTTTCTGACCGATTGCAGCCATTGGGTCAGCGCCAGAAGCTAATGCAGCCAAGTCTCTAGACTCAAATGCGCGGCCTCTATGTAATACAACGCCGATTTGCTGATCGGTTGAAATTTTGCCGGGTGTTAATGATGAAGAATCGGAAAGAACTTCAAAGTCTCCTGAAAGATTCGCTGAGAAAAAAGGCACCTTCACGAAGTCCCCCCCCTCAGTAGCATTTAGCTCCGCCATAGGCTGAACCACACCGCTTGCCAAGAAAGCATCGCGTTGCGTTGTCTGTTCGATAACGTATGGCGTAAAAATTTCAGGAATTACAATATCTGAGCGTAAAACCGCCATAGATAGACTCCTATAAAAATAATTAACGGTATGGGCGCAGCCCTAACATTCTCAGCGCAGCCTTGAATAGTTATTTATATATTAACCCTAATTCTGTTATTTGTAATTCTTTGCAAGCTCTTTTGCACGTTGCCAACCTTCCCTGCCGTATTTTTTGAATATTTCATGTTCCACAGTATGTTCGCCGTTTGCCAATCTACGCATCATTTCAGGGTCAAACTCGCCTGTATTTACTTGAGTTCCGCCAGTTCTAGCAACGGGCGCTCCTGAACCTGTTGCGGGCTGATTTTTTAACAAATAAGCATGATCTTTTGATAAAGAATTTTTTGCCCATTCTGTAACATTGTGACGTTCATAACCATCTATGACGACAGGCTTTCCATCTTTAAGTTCTGTGCGGCCTTTTAAGAAGTTATCAAAGACAAGTTTAGGATTGTGTGTAACCTCTGCAAGAGCCTGTATAGCAGGGGAAACAAGTTCTAATTCTCTTACCCTTGCTTTGAGTTCTTCGATTTCTTTATCTTTTGCAGCGCTTCGCTCTCGAAACTGTTCTTCGCTTTTTTGGATTGCTTCTTTGTAATTTCCTTGTTCTTCAAGTTTCTGTTGCTCCGCTTTATTCTTAAAATCAATTAAAGCCTGAACATCTACTCCTTCGGGTAGAGATTGAATAGTTTTATCAACCTTTTGCAGTTTTTTCTTTTCGTCTAATATTTCTTTATTTTTTCGTTCTAATGCTTCTATTCTGTTTAATAGAATTTGTGTTTGTTCATTGGCGTTTGTTTGTTCAGGCGCCGCAAGCTCCTGATTGTTTTCGTCTGACATAAACCCGCAGGGTTAAATTTTTCCTATCTTATCAAGACCATTTAACTTTGTCAGCCCAATATGCCGCGCTTGTTTTACCTTTAGCAATATTTTTTGCATGTCTAGCCTTAAAACTTTTTCTTTTTGCTTTATCCGCTTCTGATTCTCCTTTTCTGGGCGGCTTTGTTTTTGCGCCTTGCATTCCGAAACGAATTAATTTAAAGCCATCGCCTTTTTTTATAACAACAGCGTGTGATTTACCGCTTGGATGATTTGGCGTTCTAATCGGTTTATCAACGCGTTCAAATGTATGGCCGCCCCTTTTTATGGTCATTTGCCTTTTTTACGCATAGCGAGCCTGTGAGCATCGGTAAAACTCATTCCTTCGCGCATCTTACGCTTCATATAATCCATATGCGCCTTTGTATGGCCGTGTGTTTCCTGATGCCTTTTTAAAGTGTTTTTTTGACGGGTTGTAAGTTTCATTTTTTCTTTTTTTTCTTTTTTCTAAGTTTAGCAAGATCAGCGCCAGTTATTTTCTTTTTAGGCGGTGCAACAGCGGCCAATCTTTTTTGTTTTGCTGAATACTTTGAATATGGCATTATTTTTTCCTTAATATGTCGGCGTCAGCTTTTCTTGCGCCACCCTTACCCGATATAAAACTATTCACGCGACCCATAGCCCAAGCCGCCATTGAAACATTTCTTGAACCACCTGAAAGATATGCACCTTGGCCGCGTCTATAAACGGCTTTTAACTGAGTCAAAGTAAATCTTGAATTTTTAGCTTTTTCTCTAAGATTTTTTACTACTGCGGCGCTTAGTGGTTTTGCGGCGGGTTT